CAAAGGATATAAGGGTATTATGGAGCTAGATTTAACAAATATTCCTGAAAACTTAAAAAAAGTAGCTGTCGAGCAACATTTGAAGGATATTGATAATTACAAAGCAGAACAGGCATTGTTACCTGTTAAATTACGATACGAAAACACCATCATGCGCATTCAAAAAATACACGAGTACGACCAATACAAACAGAAACAACATTTAGAAAAGCAACAAGAAGAACAATTAAAACGGAATGAAATGTATAACAATCGTTTTATTAAAAAATAATAAATTTATTTGTAAAATAATATTAATATCTATTAATGAAGTGTTGTGTATACACTCGAAGTTTTGCAGAACGTCCTTACATGGATTTTTTCATAGAACATTACATTCATTTAGGATTTGATAAGATTATTATTTTAAAAAGCGACAAGATGGAATATAAATATCCTATTGAATATGAACAATATGTTACGATGTATCAGGTTCCAAATATTGGAGATTCTATAATTGAAAGGTATGACCATTTAGTTTTAAAATCTGAATATGATTGGATATTATGTGTAGATATAGATGAATTTTTATTATTAAATAAAAAATTCAAAAATATTAAAAATTATATCGAAGAAAAAACAAAATTAAACCCAATAATCAATGCATTTTACTTTAGATGGGGTATGATTGAAAAATATGATATAATCCCAAGTAAATCGTTTAAAAATATTATAAAGGATTATAAAATTTTCACAAATAGTCATATTAAATCAATGGTAAAACGAACGAATGTAGAAAGTATTAATCACCCTCATCATTCTATATTAAACAATTATCAGATTATGTTTGAAAACCAGATTTTAACTAATAATCAACCAAATAATCATAAAATAAATAATAGCACATTTGAAGACGATATTCTTATACATTTACACACAAGAAGCATTCATAATCTAATTACAAAAGCATTATATACGGTCTTACCTGGTAAAGGAGTCAAATCACTTTCTAATTTTAAAAATTTAATTAATAACTTTGATATAAATCATACCGAAGAATTATTAAATAAATTCATACAATACCTAGGAGCAAAGGCGAAATTACCGTATGCTCATAGTAATAATGCAGTATGTTATCACTTTAACTCGGAAAATTTTTCTATAAATGATTATAAATATGATGTTATTAACACTAAAGATGAAGAAGTCATTGTTTCAAAAGTATTAAGTGAACAAAATATTAATGAAGCTAAATATTATGAGTTTGTTAATAAATTACAACAAATAATTATGAATGAAAAAATATTCAATAAATGATTTCAATAATCGTAACTAATATTATAAATATACCAAACGTATATGGTATCAAATATTTTTTCTGTATAATGAGCAAAACGCATCATCATAACAATATAATAAATGTAAACCATATAATAAAATAGCTTTGTACTGTATAAATAATTAGGATGCTTTCTAAAATTGTTCTTTTTGCAGCTCTTTCTCTCGCCTCTTCCCTTAAGTTGGAAGACCGTTTCACACACTGGATTGACGAATTTCGCATTGAAATTCAAAATACCGAACACCGCGAACATGTTTTCGCAAACTGGGTATTTAACGACAAGTATATTGAAGAATCGAATAATAAAAACTTAACATATGTTTTGGGTCATAATCATTTTTCAGGAATGAACTCCGAGGAGTTTAGCGAATCATTGAAATATAGTGCAGGTGATTTTGTTGGTAAAATCAACCGTGATAAAATTAAGTCTACCATTGAAGAAGTCAAATGTCTTAGCCAATGTGTTAAACACTATGATACTCATCACAAGTTAGACACTATCGGTTGTGTTACCGAGTGTTTACAATCCAAGTTAACAGGAGTATTGCAGTCAGTCCCTGATTCTGTGAATTGGGTTGAAAAGGGTGCAGTTACACCTGTTAAAAATCAAGGACAATGTGGTTCTTGTTGGAGTTTCTCCACCACTGGTGCTCTTGAGGGTGCTTATTACATTGCTAATGGTAACCTAGAATCTTTTTCCGAACAACAACTTGTTGATTGCGATAATCGTAAACATGGTGGTAAGGATATGGGTTGCAATGGTGGTCTTATGGACAACGCATTTTCGTGGATTGAGAAGAATGACGGTCTATGCACAGAAGCCTCTTATCCATATACTTCCGGCACTACCAAGACAGCTGGTTCATGCACAACAAGCTGTAGCGTTGTTGACGGGAGTGATGTTATGAGTTTCGTCGACGTCGACGCTAGCTCCGATGACGCCATGATGGCTGCATTAGCACAACAACCGGTTTCTATTGCTATCGAGGCTGACCAAAAGGATTTCCAACTATATAGTTCTGGTGTATTCACAGGTAGTTGCGGCACAAAGCTTGACCACGGTGTATTAGCTGTAGGATATGGTTCTCTTGATGGACAAGACTATTATTTGGTCAAGAACTCCTGGGGTGAGACATGGGGGTCATCCGGATATATTATGCTCGGTCGTGGCGATGAGTTCAACAAGGGCAATGGGCAATGCGGTATGTTAATGCAGGCCAGTTACCCTGTCGTTTAAATATTTTTCTCTACATATAGTGCCGTAGCTGGTTGCGAGTAACTCTAATTGAGGGAGTAAAACTTGAGTTCAATTCTCTTGTACGGCACATCGAATTTTTATACATGAATATATTATAGATTCTATTCATGTATAAGACACAGCCCTTGAAATTTTTATTATATATATTCGTAACATTCATAGCATGTATTTTTTATCTTTTAGGAACATATTATTATGAATTACCCGACGATAATACTAATTTTTCAATTGTCCTTATAAACAGTTTACTCTTTGGAATTATTGCGTCCATATTACGTATATCCAATAACAAATTTTTAGGTGATGAATTAAGTGTTCTATATATGGAAATTTTGTATGTCTGTTTGTTGTTTTTTGCTACTATTTTATACAGCATATTCCTCACAAAAGACCATATTCATACACACACTTACTTAATATTCTCTGCAATTGTTGGGTTATTAATCACAAATCATCTGTTGAACAAGAAAATATAATCAAAAAAATTGTTATATACACTTTTTTTGATTTTACTATTTATTATATTTCGTTTAATTCGATATCATCTCCAATGTCGTCTTCTTCTTCATTCACACATTGGAAATCATCATCGTCATGAAACTTTAACTTCACATTCGACCACACCCCACTAATATTCTTACCATACTGCTTGTCCATATGGTCGTGGAGATTTTTAGGGCTGGGATTCTTTGTACCATAGTTGATGCTATACCACATGCGGAATTCTTCCGATAAGGTTGATTTGCGGATTGTAGAACCGGGGCACTTAGCAATCTTATCGCGAACAAATTCAGCAAGGTAATCTTGACGTTCCTTGTATGCATTACTAGCGGACATCACAATTTCGCAATCCGTGATGCGACCTTGGTTCATATATGCACGTTCCACCAACATTGCTAAGAATGTTTCACGCCACACCGGAAATTTATTCTTCAATTCCACATCCAATTTGAATTGATATGGCTTATCTGCGTCTCCTTCAACTGGCTTTTCCGTAAAGAGTGATTCAAATGGAGTTACTCGAAATCTACGCCATGTTCCATGGTCCTGTGTCCTTACAGACATGAACTGGTTGCAGCATACCACTAAACTAAATTGAGGAACAAATGTAACCGATTCCAGCATATAGGGTGCACGAGCAACAATCGGCTCCACACCACTAACCAATTCCTTCATTGGTCCTTCGTGAACCACGTCTGTACTTTCCGGCTCTTGCATTACAACATATCGAGCACCCTTCAGTGCGACAATCTCTGGTGCAAGACCTCCAATCTTACCGCGTCCTTGAGTAATAATTGAAATGGGCGCTGCTACCTTATATGACCCCATTGTTTGACTCATTAAATCAGTCAATACAGATTTACCATTTTGACCTACTCCAATATAATTATGGAAGGTTTGGTTCAGAGAAGGCATTCCGATTAGAACAGCAGACAAATGATTCCACATATATTCTCGCAATTCCGGTTTCACAAACAATTTCGCCATAAAATCGTGCAATTCGTGTATCGTCACTTTATGCTTGGACGATGTGATTGGTGTATACGTAATATCTGTGCATTTGGTTAGATAATCTTCAGGTAAACCTTTTCGAAACCTCTTCTCTTTAAAATCAACTACCCCATTTTTGCAACACAACAGATAAGGATTGCTATCAAGCCTTTCGTAAAATTCGTCATCATAGAACAAATCTCGTGCTTCTTGCATAATATTCTTTTTATCACTAGTCTGAGCCAATCGCTGCATTATTTTGACGATTGTTTCTATACGCGCCTTCACCATCTTATAACGCTCTTCCTCTGTATCGAGGGTTACCAAATAATTCTGCAATTCCGCAGTTCGCTTATCATACAAATCACGCAACTCATTTGAAATCGCACGGCGCAGATAAGTTCCTGAATCCACTTGTTTCCAACGGTGTTGCTTAAAACGATACCATTTTCCATTCTTCACATCTGAACAAATATACTCGTCTTTATACATTTGGTGTAATACAACTGCTATATCGTAATCACCAGCACCTCGAGCATTACATGATGGATTTGAGATTGTATTTGACGTAATCGTATTAATAGTCATATCCAAATAATGACCAATCGTATTTTTACGCACCGATTCTGCACCAGCGCTATTAGACTGTCTTGCCCAGTAAATAATAGAACGGTTCGTTACACCACCACTTTTTTTATCCATGGTAGTCCATTGCTCGCACATATCCGGTATATCACTACATTTAAATGTTGATGATTTCGCACTGAATGCTATCCATACAATTAATAGACGATTTGACGTGTTTTTTAATGCCCACCCAACACGCATCCAATTTGCGTATGAACCAGCACCATAATAATTTTCAGGAAGTATAGTTGTATACTCATAAATCTCACGTAAAACATAATCTTTCAATGAAGGAATGTGGTCTAAGAATCTATTTAAATACGTATCGATATCATCGGGCGTTTTTAACAATTGACTTAAAACATGAGCACCTGATCCCCCTTCAGTGATATTTGATATATACAAATCATCAGACCCGTCGAGTGCGGGTGACCTACGACGAGTTGAAATTTCATTTCCTGTTCGAAGAGCATCTAATTCCGTCATAAAATTTGGTTTATAGAAACATTGTTCGTGATTTTGATATCGAACGGATAATTGTTTAAATCCGTCCTTCGTCAAATACTCATCTATTTCACCTTGGTCATTTATCAATTCGCCATCATCTGGGTCGCACGATATTTTATACACACGCGTTAGACTATACGCCATATGATTTGGCTTCCTTGAACCGTATAATTGCCAATTTGTGTATCCAACCGAAATTCCTTCGTCAAACACGTCATCCCAACTATTTGTCAATGGAAAATCTCCCCAACATTCGGCAACCTTCTCCTTCACACGCTTTCGTAATATACACTGAGCATCATGTCCCATCTGAATACCAATTATCATATGTAGACCATCTTTGGTCATATTTTTATCAGGGACCCTGTTTATTTTCTCTTTTTCGAAAATGAACACGGGAAATGCAGTGCTCTCAGAAAATTGAAACATTTCCGATAATTCGGCTAAATATATATCGACCAAATCATCGATATGTTCTTGTGAATATACGCGGTTATCAA